TCACCATAGGTGGTGTAACTGCAACTCAGGCCGTTTATCAAAGAGTAGGTGTGCGCGCGCATGCGATTTATTTCGCCAATGTCCCAACCGGAACGACCGCCGACATCGGCGTGACGGGATACACAAACGGTTTCATCACCACAATAATCATCAACCTGGCCACGATCAAAGGTAGCGCAACGACGAGTGTTGCCGGAACGAACACGACCGCTGGTTATTCGAACGGCTTGACCACCTCTCCGAGCCTCACGGTTGCGGCAAACGGTGTGATTATTATCGATGCTTACGGCGACGCGGATAACACGGGAACGCCAGTGACATCATGGACAGGCGCTACGCTAGATAAAGATCAATGGGATGGCGTTTCATTTGGCGTTGTAGGAAGCATGGCGCATTTGACAGTCTCCGCTACGGTAACAGAAACCGGAATCACGCATTCGGGCAGCCCGACGGGATGGGTGGCGGCAGGTTTCCAACCGTGAAGGTTTCTCGTACCGTTATTGCTGCGCTGCTGGTCGTCATTTCTGCGATCAGTGCGGATGCTCGCTTCCTTCGCGGCTCATCCGGCGTTCACGGCTGGAACCCGCTCCTGATCGGCGCTGGCGGCCAGATCACCAATCTGGATTATCCAGCCGCGACTAGTGCGTTTCTGGTGACGACGGACACTGCCGGGGTTTTTGCGCTCGACAAGAACACCAGCACCTGGGTGGAGATTTTAACCAGCGACTCGCTGCCGTCGACCTTCAAGGGAGATGACAAATGGCTGGATGGTGCCTACGACATCCGTTCGGCACCTAGCGATCCGACCCGCTGTTATCTCGGCTACAATGTCTGGAACGGCGCCGAAAACACCGCTTATCTTCTCAAGAGCGACAACTGCAACGCGGCCGATCCCTCAACCATCACGTTCACGACCTTGCCCGCTTTCATCGCTGGGCAGTGGTCCGGAAACATCGGTCAATACAAATTCCTCGGCCCGAAGATCGGCGTCGACCCGAACAATAAAGACGTCGCTCTAATCGGCGCGCCGTCCCCGAAACAGACGGCGACGGTGACGAGCGGCAGCGCCGTCATGTCGACGCCGGCGGCCCATTTCTTAGTCGCCAATAGCCGAGTGGTGTTCACCGGCAGTATTCCAGCCGGATTAAGTGCAGGCACATTTTACTATGTGATCGCGACCGGGCTGACCTCTACGCAGTTCGAGGTGTCGCTGACATCGGGTGGCGCGGCGGTAACTCCGTCGGCCAATGGCACCCCATCCGTTTCGGTTGCGTCGGCCTACCTGACGACGGATGGAGGTACGACGTTCAATCCGCTTTCGAATGTTACCGCTTCGACACTGGTCGTTAACGGCGTCAATATCCCCCCGGTCGGGATCGCGTTTGACAATTCCTCGCTGCACAATTGCGGAGCCGGAACCAATCAAACCTGCACGGTCTGGATTTGCACGCAGGGCGACGGATGCTGGCGCAGCATCACTGGCACCACGGGAACGTTCAGCAAGCAGACGACCGGCGTCGGCCCGACCAATGTAGGCCGCGCCAAGGTCGGAATTGATGGCGCGTTCTACGCGACCGAATATAACGCGAGCAAGCTGTGGCGCTTTGCATCTTCGACATGGACCGACATAAGTCCTGGCAACTGCAACAATAGCGTCGTCGTCAGCCCATTTGCGGCAGGCAACGTCGCTTCAATGTGCGCAAGCGGCGGCCTGTTTTGGACGACCAGCGGGAATACATGCGCCAATCCCGGCGCATGTAGTTGGGTTGGTACTGGCACGAGTAATCCTACTCGTGCGGCATCGGACATTCCTTGGCTTACCGCGGGACCGGCGGCGCTCAATTATCTAAGCCTTAGTGATGCCGTCATGGACCCTTCGACGGCGGGGAAGATTTGGGGAGCGAGCGGCGTTGGCGTTTGGTACACAACCTCGACAACCGGCACGGCTTCATACACAGCCTTGAGTGCGGGCATTGCTCAGCTTGTGCTTAATAAAATTGTCTCGCCTCCGGGCGGAACTCCCGTGGCGGCCACTTGGGATCGGCCGTTCTTCAACCTCAATCCGCCCGGCAGCTACAAGACCGGCTATGGCCCGAGCTACATCGCGACCAACAATATCTCCATGGGCTGGAGTGTCGATTGGTGCACGTCAGATCCCACGACGATCGCCGGCCTAGACACATGGTCTGAAAATCTTTCGTCTTACTCGACGACCAACGGCAGCCCAAACGATCCGTCGTCATGGACGCTCTATGCCAATCAGCCGCTTTTAGCGAACGTGAAGCCTGGCGGCGCAATCGCGTGCTCGACCCCAGACAACGTGGTTTTCTCGACTTCTAACAACGGAGATGTCTACTACAGCCAGAATGCAACCAGCGCATCTGCATCTTGGACAATGATTGCTGCCGCCTCGTTTGGTCACGGGATGCAGCAATCAGGCGCTGGAATAGAGACCGGCTGGGGTTTTGCGGTTTATGCCAACCGCCAAGCCATCTGCGCTGATCGTGTAGCCGCCAACACGTTTTATATTAACAACTATCAGGCAGTCGGTCTTGGCGGCGGCACTTATCGAATATCGTTCCCATCCGGCGTTCTGACAATTCAGCAAATCGTGTCCGGCGCAACGGGCATAGGAGGCGGCGCGGGCAATTCTGGGCATCTGCTTTACACGCAGGGTCAGAGCGGATCAGGGCTTTTCTACACGACAGGCGGCTTACTCAGTTCGACCAGCTTCACGCAAATCACGGGTCCGACGAACGTCTATCAGGTAACGACCGGAGCAATTAAGCAGGGCAACGATTATCCCAGCGTTTACATCAACGCGAAGGTAGGCAGCACTGGCGGTCCGCTAAATGACGGATACTCTATCTGGCGGTCAGATAATACAAAAGCTCAATGGGCCGCCAATGCGGTGACATGGACCGACATCGGCATTCCGCTAAAGACGATCGACCAGTTTTCCGCGATGGCTGGCGACAACAATATCTGGGGCGTGCTCTACGCTGGAGGCAAGGGGACCGGGCCGGGATGGTACTTCACGCCGTGAGGCCGGATATAGCTGCCGCAGTTTTTTAGGAAGCGGGCTCAAATCGGTGAGGGCCTGGTGTCTCACGAACAGCACCAACCCAACAAGAGCAACAAGAGCAACAAGAGCAATTAAAAGATACATTGTAGGGTACTCCTCAAGACCAGTCTGAAATCAATGGCAATGCCTTCGCTGCCCGTGAACGCTCGGGAGCGGAGGGGCTTCGCCAAGCCAGGCAGCCAACCCGCCAATGGCGGCTAACGTAACGACAACGCCAAGAACGAATCCAACCAGCATTTTTTTCAGCCTCCCAAAAAGCCCACGCTACCCCACGTTGACTCCCCCCGCCTAGCCACCCGGCGTGAAATAATACGGCTTGACAACCGGAAGCTTTCAAGCGTGGGGCGAGCATAGGGGTAGGGCGATAGCCCTACGTTGCGGGCCTCCGAATGGCCCTGAACCGAGAGATTTGCCCTAGATGACCTACGCCTCCGACGTTGCCCAAGGTGCGGTCGACGATGCCTTCGCCGAGTTCGGCCGGCCGGCGAGCTATACCCCGGCGGGCGGGGGAGCTGCGGTGGTGTGCACGGTGATTGTCGATCTGCGCGGCGACGACGCGCGCCCTATCGATCATCGGCCGATGAAGGGACAGGGCTCGATCGAGGTGCGCAAGTCCGAAATTGTAGCGCCCGCAACCAGCGACACATTCGTTCCGGGCACGATCGTGAACGGCGCTTTCGTGGCGGGGCCGAAAACCTACACCGTGATGAACCGGCCGTGGGTTGACGACGAAGAGGGTCTGGTCTGGAAGATGTGGGCGGCCTGAGATGTCAGCGGATTTTGCCGGCGCGCTTGCCGCCATCGTCGACAAGTTCAAGGCCGAATGGGTGATCGGCGCGGTGCCGCGCACGCGCGTCGCCGAGGTCAACAAGCCGCCGGCCGATCCCTGGCCGCCGAAGGACGGCGCGGGAAAGCTGTTGCCCTATGCGCTGATCGCGCCGCAAGGCGGCGGCGGCGACCTGATCGGTTTCGGCTCGCCGGGCAACCGGGTCTATCTTTATTCCGGGCTGATCCACGCTCACTGTTACGAGCCGGTCGGCGATGGATCCGGCACTGCCTTCCCGCTCGCGGTTGCGGCCGGCGAAATCTTCCGCACCAGGCAGTTTTACGACACGGTCTCGCCGGGCTGCTACATCAAAAGCTATACGCCGCGGATTGACGGCGGCGGGCCGGGCGATGACGACGGCATCTGGTTCCGGGTCACGGCGACGATCCCGTTCGAATACTACCATTTGGGGTGAGGGCGTCATGGGCAGCTTTCTCGACGCCTTCGACCGCTCCAACTTCAACCAGAGCGACGTGTTCTGGCGCAACGACCAGAACTTCCATGTCTATGAGCAGGCCTTTCGCGCGTCGCATCCGGCGCCGGGCTCCAGCCTGGTCTGGGACACCGCCGGCGAAGAATCGCGCTTCGCGATCGGGCTGGCGAAGGCGCGAGCGCTGGATAAGGCGCGCAAGAACCTGATCCTGGCGGCCCACGCCAAGGCGGTAGAAGAGTTCGGGGCCTCGACGGCCAACCAGGTCACCCGCTCGGTCGACGGCGTCGAAGGCGCGCCGGATTCCGCGATCAAGTTGTGAGGATCGTCTACCGCGCGATCTACATGACGCAGATCGTGAGCTTCGCGCTGCAGACCTTGCGCGAGGCCTCACCGGTCGGCGCCGGCGACGATCCGCATATCGGGCTGTATCGAGCGAGCCATCTGCTCTTCATCAACGGCCAGTCGGCCGCCGACGCGCGCGCGTGGAAGCCGGGCGATGAGGTCGAGATCTCCAACCCTGTGCCGTATTCGCGGCTGATCGAGATCGGGATTTTGAAAATGCGCGTGCCCGGCACCGATCATGTCTACCAGCACGCCGAGCAGATCGTTCGCGCGCGCTACGGCCATCAGGTCAACATCCGCTTTGCCTTCATGCCGGTGCGCTTTGCCAACCAGGCAGCAGCTGCCGGCTTTGCCCGCCGCGAGGGCAAGGACCGCGACACGCGGGCGTCGTCGCTGCAACAGCAGCCGGCGCTGATCATCACCGCGCGCGCCGCGTAAAGACCCATTCTTTTCAACCGCGGTTGAGCCGCAACAGGAGAGGCCGCCATGACCTATCAATCCCAGTCCAATGCGCTGATGGCGTACAAGGTGCAGTCCGCCCAGGGCGTGCAGTCGAGTGGCGCCGGCGGCACCCAGCTGCGGCTTGCCGACGGCTCGGCCGGCCTCAAGATGAGCAAGGCGATCACCGAAAGCGTCGAGGTCCGCGCTGACGGCATGCGCTCGCGCGGCCGCCACGGTATCCAGAAGACCAGCGGCAGCTGGAACCATCAGGCCTCGATCGGATCCTGCGAGCCGATCCTTGAGGCCGTCGTGCGCGATACCTGGTCTGCGGCCGATCTTGCCATTACCAACGCGACCGGCACGCTCGGCATGATCACCACCGGCGCCAACACCATCATCAACTCCGGTGATTCCTGGATCGCGCGCGGCGTCAAGGCCGGCGATGTCTGGCGCCTGACCGGGCAGACCACCTCGACCGCCAACAACGGCAAGAACCTGCGCATTACCGGCGTCACCGCCTCGACCATCACGGTGGCGGAGACGCTGATCGTCAACGCGGTCGGCTCGAACTTTACCCTCACCCGTCCCGGCAAGAAGCTCACGCAATCCGGCATCCTGGTGCCGCGCTGGTTTACCGCGGAGGATTACGAAGGCGATATCGACGGCACCGAAGTCGCGACCGATTTCGTCTGGACCAATGCCAAAATCGCGATGTCGCCGAACGGCATTCTGATGCTCGATCCCGGCGGCATCGGCACCGGGCAATTCACCACCTTGAACGGCGCCAGCGCGCCGCTGTTCACCTCGCCGGCGCTGAACACCGCGATCCCGCTCTCGGTGGTGGACGCCACCATCCGGCTCGGCTCGACCGACCTGGTCGAATTGACCTTGTTCAACGTCACGCTGGATATCGGCGGCGTCGCGCCCGACACCTTCGGCTCGCAGGCGCAGAAATATTCCCCGGCGGTGTTTACCGGGCAGATGGCGATTTCGCTGGCGATCACCGCGCTGCGCAAGGATCTCGCCTATGTCGCGAACTACGTCAACGAGGACGTGCTGTCGCTGCATTGCCTTGCGGTCGAGAATACCGCGGAGCCGAAGAACTTCCTGTCGTTCGCGCTGACCAACTTCACGCTCGGCTCGGTCGACAAGTCGGCGCTGAACCGCGCCGCGGGCCCGCGGACGCAAACCATTAACGTGCCGATCGGCCTGGTCGGCAAGGATGAATCCGGCGGCGCCTATGATGGAACGATGATCAAGTTCCAGGGTACCGGCGCCTGATTTTTTCTCTCTTCCTCGTTTCATCAACGGAGCTGCTCGCATGACCAACCATGAACAGGCGGTGCGCGATGCCGCCGCCGCGCTCAAGACCGCGATCGCGGACGCGACGCTGGCCGGCTACCGCATCGAGTGGCCGTCGAACGCCGCGGCGCTCGACCTGATCGCGATCAGCGAGACATCCGCGGTGCAGGCCGCCGAGGCGCCTGCACAAGAGGCTGTCGTCAAGGTGCCGCCGGCACGTAACGACTGACGGAAAAACCATTCCGGCGCCGCATACGCCGGAACGAGGTAGCGCGCGCTGCACGGCGGGCGGTGTATCGGCACCGCCCGCTACTTTCCGATAAAAGGACCATGACGATGACCGTTACCGCGACCGCGGCGCCCGCCGCCGATGATTTCGATATCTCCTGCGCCGATGCCCAGGACGAAATGACCTGCGCCATCAAGCATCCGAAGACCGATAAGCCGACCACATGGGTATGGACCTTCTATGGCCCCGCCCATCCCGTCACGGTCGATCTTGCGGCCAAGGCTTCAAAGAAGATTATAGAAGAGAATCGCCTGCACAAGCAGCAGCAGCTCAACGGCAAGAAGATCAAGATCGAGACGCAGTCGTTCGATGAATTGCGCGAAGAGAATGTCGACGGCATCGTGACGCGGACCAAGACCTTCACGCCGATCCGGATGAATGGCGAGCTGATCGAGTTCAGCCCGGAGAACGCCCGGAAACTTTTGCTCGACCGCCGCAAGAGCTGGCTGTTCAGCCAGGTGTTCGAATTCGTCCGCGCGGACGAAAATTTTATTCCGCCCTCGGCGACGAGCTGAGGGAATTTGCCGAGAAGACCTTCGCTCTGAACGCGGTCGACAAGGACGGCGTCACCCATCGCGAAGCGCTGGAAAAACTGATCGAGCGCACCCGGCATCCGCAGCGCCGTGCCGAGCGCGAGGCCGAACTTGAATGCCCGCCGTTCCCGCTGGCGCTGGAATATCTCTGGATCATCTTCCATCGCCTCAGCGCCCGGCGAGGATCGAACGGCTTTGCCGTCAACCCGATCACCTGGCCTGACATCGATGCCTTTGTCCGGCATTCGGGTCTGCGGCTGGCGCCGTGGGAAGTCCGCCTGATCGAGCAGCTCGACGATCTGTTCCGCGCCGAGCAAGGCAAGAAACAAGAGACCACTGAAACATGAGCGATGAACGCGTTGTCACTGAATTGGTGATCGATGCCGATACGTCCGGCGCCGATCGGTATTCGCAGGCGATGGACCGCGCCTCCGGTGCGTCGCAGCAGGGCGCCAGTTCGGCGGCCGGCATGACGCTGGCGGTTGCCGGCGTCGGCGCGGCCGTGATTGGCGCGCTGGCGGGGCTGCGCTCGTTCATCGATTATGTCGGCGCGCAAAGCCAGGCGCTGGTCGACATGGCCGATCACGCCCAGCTCGCCGGGATGTCGACCAAGGAATTCCAGCAGACGCTGTTCGCCGCGCGCGCCGCGGGACTGACCGAGAAGGATTTTGTCAGCGGTCTCGACAAGATCGGCGAAGATCTCACCGCTGCCGGCCGCGGCGTCAGCGATTTCGGCAAATTGTTCGAGGTCAATGGTCTTTCGATCAAGAACGCCAATGGCGAATTGAAAACCACCAAGCAGGCGCTGACCGATCTTGCCGGGCTGATGCAGAACGCCTCGCCGCAGGTGCAGCAGGCGATGGCGAAGATCGTCGGCGTCTCCGCGTCCTGGATTCCGTTCCTGCGCCAGGGCGTCGACGGCATCGAGGCGCAAAAGAAGGCCGCGGCCGATCTCGGCGTCGTCATCAGCGATGACATGATCGCCAAGGCCAAGGATTTCAACGGGCAGTGGAAGACCGCGGTCGCCACCTGGGACCTGCAGTTCAAGGCTTCGCTCGCCGGCATCATGCCGTTGCTGATCCAGATGGCGAACCTTGCCTCCACCATCCTGCAGGGCATCGGCAATGTCACCGGGTCATTTTCGCGCTGGATGACGCCGGACGAAGACAAGAACAAGAGCCAGCTCAACGACCAGATCAACGAGCTTCAGCGCCTGCGCGACATCATGGCGACGTTCGGCAACACCAATTACCTCAAGGATATTCAGATCGCCAACCTGCAGCGGTTGCTGGGCCTGCCCGAGGGCGCCAGCCTGAAGGAAGTCGACGCGCTGATGGACAAGCTGATCCTGCTCTATGACAAGAAGCCGACCAATTTGGTCGTAACGCCGCCGGGCGGATCGACCGTGCTGCCGCCGAGCGGCAATAACGGCAAGGACCAGCTGGAGCGCGCGATCGACGTCGCGCAGCGCCACATCGCGATCACCAGAGCCGACACCGCCGCGATCGGCGAGACCGATGCCGCGCTGGCGGGCTTGCGGGTGGAAGCGGAGCTATATGCCGCAGCGGAACGCGCCGGCTTCAAGGACCTGGAGCAATTCGCGGAGAAGTTTCTCACGCTGCGCGACGACGCGGAGGCGGCAAAGAAGGAGTTCAACGAACTGAAGCTCGCCTCCGAAATCAAGTTCGCTGCCGCGACCAAGTTCCTTGATCCGGAATCGGTGCAGATCGCCCAGCAGTTGAAGGGGCTCTATCCCGATGTCGCAACCGCGCTCGACAGCGTCGAGGCTGCGCAGATCCGCGTCAACAATGCGCAAAAGGATTTTTCCGACGGGGTCAAGGAAGTCGGCAGGTCGATGCTGTCGGCGTTTCTGTCGGGCAAGAACGTCATGGACGCGATGGTGTCCTCTCTCGACAATCTGGCCAAGAAACTGTCCGACAAGGCGTTTGAAAATATCCTGGGCAGCATCCTGACCGGCGATCCGGTGCAGGCCGCGATTGGCATTGCCCAGGCCGGCGCGTCCGCGCTGATATCGGCGTTTACCGGCGACCAGAAGGCAAAACAGGAGCTGCAGAAAGCGCAGGAGGCCTGGAAGGCGATGGCCTCCCAGGTCACCGCGTTCAACCAGGCCGCGAGGGGCTTCAGTCTTGGTCCGCTGACCAATGAACTCAATTCGCTGTATTCCAGTGTCGAAACCCTGATGCAGGCGGCGCTGAAGGCGAAAGACACTGCCGGCGCTGCGCAACTGGCGAACACCTTCAATCACGCCGTGGAACGGATCGCCCAGACCTTTGCCGAAGGCGCCAAGACGCTGACGCCGCTGCAGCAGGCGATCAAGGGCGTCAATGACGAGGCTTCCGGCCTGATCGAGACGCTCAGCAATCTCAACTATGGCGGCGCCGCCACCACGGTCGTCAATGCGCTGCAGGGCAGGATCGATGCCCTGATCGCGCAATACCGCGACACGCTGGTCACCAGCCTCTCGACGCGATTGAATTCGGCGCAAGGCAACACCTATCTCAACGACGCCGCGGCGCTCATCAAGCAGCATGCATCCGATCTCACCGATGCCGCCACGCTCGGCAACGATCCGGCGCTGCTGGCGCAGATCGCCGCGACCTTCCAGGCGGAGGCGCAGAAGATCGTCGAGGGCGCCGGGCTTACCGGCGACGCCTTCACAAAATTCATGGGACTGTTTCCCGACTTCACCAGCGTGGTGCACCAGGCGACCACGCAGTTCGCGGCCTCGATCAAGTCGATCAACGACTACCTCAAAAGCCTCGAGATCGGGTCGAAGTCGATCCTCTCCCCGCAGGACCAGCTCAAGGCCGCCAACGATAATTTCAGCTCGCAGCTTGCATTGGCAAAAGGCGGCGATGCCACGGCGCTCGGCTCGATCACGCAAGTGGCGACCACGCTGCTCGACCAGGCCAAGAGTTTTTATGCCTCCGGCAGCGGCTATGCCGACGTCTACAACGCGGTTACCGCGGCGCTGCGTTCGCTCGGTTCGGGCTCAGGCTTTGCGGGCGGCGGCGTGATTCCCGGCATGGCCGGCGGCGGCATCGTCGGCAACGGGCTGTTCGGGATCGACAGCGTGCTGGCGCGCTATGCCGGCGGCGGCGCGATCGGGCTGGCCGGCGGCGAGCATGTCACGCGGGCGCCGAGCGTGACGCCGCAGACGCTCCCGGTGCTGCAACATATCAACAAGACCGGCAGCGTGCCCTCCAACGACAACGGCGCGCATTTCGCCGCGCTCGGCGACAAGCTTGTTCGAGCGCTGACCGGCTGCTCGCTCGGCGAGATCGGCGCCATGCGCGAGGATGCCGCGGCGCTGCGCAACGAGGTGAGGGCGCTGCGAACCGCGGTCGAGGCCAACAAGCCGAAAGCGGTGCGGCCGAACGACCGCAGCGGCGCCGCCGCATGACCGCGACCACCTATCTGCGGGACAAGATCGTCGATCTCCTGACCGGCAACGCGGCCTATGTGCCGCCGGTGCTGTATCTGTCGCTGCATACCGGCGATCCGACCGTGGCCGGCTCTCACAGCCATGAAGTCGCGGGCGGCGGTTATCTCAGGCAATCGCTCGCCGGCATCATGGGCGTAGCGGATGCCTCCGGGATTTCCGTCAACGTCTCGGTGATCACCTTCGGCCCGGCCACGGCCGACTGGGGCACCATCAATTTTCTCGGGCTCGAGGATGCCTCCAGCGCCGGCAACATGCTGCTGCCGGGCATGCCGACCATGCCGCGCACCATCACCACAGGACAGCCGTTCCAGATCCCGCCCGGCGGCTTGAAGCTGCGCCTGGCCTAACCAAAAAGAGGAAAAGTCTCATGAGCAAGTCGGACGTATCCGAAAACAATCTGTTGAAGGCGATTTTCAACGCCACCGCGATCGCCAACCTGCTCGACAATGCGGCGTCGGCGCCCAACACCAACCTGTATTTCGCGCTGCATACCGCCGATCCCGGCGAGACCGGCACACAATCCACCAACGAGTGCACCTATACCTCCTATGCCAGGGTCGCGGTGCCGCGATCGAGCCTGGGCTTTACCGTGACCGCCAATTCCGTCTCGACCGTCAACGATGTCGACTTTCCGACCGCGACCGGCGGGTCCGAGACCGCGACGCATTTTTCCGTCGGCATGCTGTCGGCCGGTGCCGGCGTGATCCTCTACAGCGGCGCGCTGGCGCCGGCGATCGTGATCGCCTCCGGCACGCCGCCGATCATCAGCAAGACCACCACCATCACGGAAGACTGAACGCGGCATGTTCAGCGCCGGGCCGTTCTCGAAATACCGCTTCAGCGAATCCAACCTCACCTACAACGTCGCGGTCGGCGCATCGGTCGGCATTGCGACGGTCACGGGGAAGGGCGGCGGCGCGGCGAAGGGAACGTCGGCCGGGCTCGCCACGGTCACCGGTCACGGCGCGCGCGGCGGCAAGGGCACCTCGGCCGGCGCGGGTACGACCGCCGGCCACGGCTCGCGCGGCGGCATCGGCACTTCGGCCGGCGCCGCGACCATCGCGGGCAAGGGCGGACATGCGGCCAAGGGCATCGCCGCGGGCGTTGCCAGCGTCAACGGCGTCGGCTCGACCGCCTGGGACCGCATGCTGGGAGAGGCCGATGCCAAGATCGCCTATTTCGCCGAAATCGAGCCCTGGGTGTTGACGGACCGCGCATGACCTATTCCGTTGTCCCGTTCAGCACGCAGGCCTTCTCGACCACCGGGCGCGACGTCCGCGTCGTTTTCGAGATGGCGTTCTCGTTCGACGTCTCGCTGAATTTCATTCTCTATGTCGCGACCACGGCGGGCTTTGCGACAAAGCCTTCGGATAGCCTGCCGAACCAGCCGTTCCGCGGCGTGCTGCAGAGCTATTCGTTCGCGCGCTCGATCCTGCAGCACGACATCGGGCAATTCACCACCGGGACCGGCTCGCTGGTGATCGCCAATGACGATGCGCATTACGATTTCCTGCCGCAGAACTACGCGATCGACGGCCGGCCGATCAATCTTCGGGTCGGCCGCGCCGACGATCCCTATGACGCCAGCTTTCCGTTTGCGCGGCTGACCGCGACCGGGTGGAACATCGATACCGGCAACGTCTCGATCGATCTCGTGGATTATTCCTACAAGCTCGAGGTCCCGATGCAGCCGAACGTCTATGGCGGCAGCGGCGGCGCCGACGGCGGGGCTGATCTCGCGGGCAAGCGCAAGCCGATGGTGTTCGGCGCCGCGCGCGAGGTGCCGGCGGTTCTGCTGGTGCCAAGTCTTTTGATCTACCAGGTCAATGACGGATCAATCCAGGCGGTCACCTCCGTGCATGACCGCGGCGTCGCCTTGAGCGCCGGATCGAACTATGCGGACTATGCCGCGCTGGCGGCCGCGAGCATCACGGCAGGGCAATACGGCACTTGTCTGGCGCTCGGCCTGTTCAAGCTCGGCTCGGCGCCGTCGGGCACCGTCACCGCCGATGTCGCGGGCGACAATTCCGACGGCTATGTGGTGACGACGGCCGACATCGTGCGCTGGGCGCTGCGGCGGCGCACCTCGCTGGCCGATCCCGGAGATCTCTTTGTGGCGTCCTTCAGCGACCTCAACACTGCGCAGGCGGCTCCCATCGATTACTGGATCGGGCCGCAGGATTCGCTCACGGTCGCGGCCTTTATCGCCAACATCATGGGCGGCGTCGGCGGCTGGGGCGGGCATCGGCTCGATGGCAAGTTCGCGGTGCGCATCTTCAAGGCGCCGACCGGCAACCCCGTGGCGTTCTATTCGCGCAACGACATGCTGGGCGGCGATATCAAGCGCGAGCCGCTGCCGGCGGCCTACAAGCCGCCGCCATGGCGCTGGCGCGTGCCCTATGCGCGCTGCTGGACGGTGCAGACCGATCTGGCCGGAAGCGTCTCCGCTGCGCATAAGGCCTTTGTCGCCGAGCCGTATCGGCTGGCGGAGTCCTCCAACGCCTCGGTCAAGGTCGACCACCCGTTTGCCCAGGACCGCGATCCGGTGGTGGCGTACTTCTCCAACCAGTCCGATGCCGCGGCCGAAGCGCTGCGGCGGCTCAACCTGTTCAAGGCCACCAACTCGATCTACCGCATGACATTGCCGCGCCGCGCGCTGCGGCAGGACATGGGCGACGAGATCAGGGTGACGCATCCGCGCTTCGACCTGCCGTCGGGGCGCTCGATGATCGTGGTGGAATCAAGAGCCGACATTTCCGCCGCCGGCGGCGGCGCGCTGGATTGTGTGGAGATCGCCGCCTATGGCTAACGCCGCATTGGTGATCGACAATCTCGCCGACAGCGGCACGGTGACCGCCTCCAGCCAGGCGCTGACCATGCCGGCGGCGACCTTGCAGGATCCTCATCCCTCGAATCGCTGGCGCAGCCTGGTCAGCACGGCCTTCATCGTACTCGACAACCGCGCGTTGGTGACGGCCGACACCTCGGCGCTGTTCGGCATGACCTGCGGCAGGAATTCAACCGTTCGCTTGCGCCGCTCCTCGCTCGACGCCTCCGGCGCCGCCGGCGACGTACTCGATACCGGCACGATCGTCAATGGCGCGGCAAGTTTTGACGTGAGCTATGGATCGTTTCTCTATCGCAGCAGCGCGCCGCAAGCCTGGCGCTACACGCGGATCGATATCTCGGATCCCGACGCGTCCTATGTCGAGGCCGGCATCATCCTCGACGGCCTCAGCGAGGCCTTTACCTACAACTTCAATCCCGGCGGATCGATCCAGCACATCGACCGCAGCCGGCTCGCCCAGGCCTCTTCGGGCCAGACCCTGAGCTGGGACGACAATACCTTCCGCCGGGTTGACCTCGCCTTCGACTGGGTCACCGCAGCCCAGCGCTACGGCGTGATCGAGCGGATGGACCGGGTCAAGGGCAAGCACCGCAACATTCTTCTGATGACCGACACGGCATCGAGCAACCTGCCGCGCGCTTCGCTCTACGGCCTGCTCAGCGACATCACCCCGGTCGGCTTCACGGCGTTCCCCGACATCTTTCAAAAGCAGCTTCGGCTCGACGAGAGGATCTGATGGCCTTCATTCGTCCCAAAGACCGCGTGGCGGAGAAATCCACCACTGCCGGCACCGGCCCCTATGCCCTGGCGGGCGCGATCGACGCCTCCTACAACGCGTTCTCCGCCTCGATGAGCATCGGCGATACCACGATCGGCGCCATCGTCGAGCCCGGCGTTGCGTTCGCCACCGGGCTTCTGACCTACAGCGCCGCCAACCAGATCACGCTGACCACGGCGTATGAGACCAAGGGCACGTTCGGCGCCGGCACCAAGGAAATCTTCATGGGGCTGCCGGCCTCGCGCGCGGTGTACCGCAACGGTGACCAGGCCATCGACGGCAACCTGACCCTTGGCGGCGGTTACTATTTCGATGCCCTATTCGCCTCCAGCATCGGCAATTACTACACACTTCAAGGTCAGTCCGCCGAAACCAAGATCTCGCTTGGGCCAGCGGCAGACAAGAAAACCTATTACGATGCCAACGGTCATGTATGGCGCGGTGTGGGCTCAAGCCCCTCTTTCATGCAGCTTGACTCGACCGCTCTGGCGATGTTGGTCCCGACGCGGACGCTTGCCTCAACCGCGACATCGACAGGCCTTCGCGTCCCGACCGGCGTCGCGCCGACCAGTCCCGTCGATGGCGATATCTGGAATGACGGCGCCGATGCCAAAATCCGCATCGGAAGTGTTACCTATTCGATCAAGGTCGATTATGCGACCAAGTCGGACCAGCAGGCGGCATCCTCCGCTGTCAAGACCGTTAGCCCCGCGCGGCAGGGCGATCATCCCAGCGCCGCAAAAGCTTGGGTGACTTTCGGCGGTGGAGTTGGAGGAACTATTGCGGCCAGTCACAATGTGACATCGGTAAGCCGGACAAGCGCCGGAAACTACACGATCACTTTTACGGTGCCATTCGCGACCGCTAGTTACAGTTGCGTCGTCACCACGGAAGGTAACGCCACCGCCGGCATCATAGGTCACGTCATCGTCGGCGGGCGCACCGCCGGAAGTCTTCAGGTCGAAGTGCTAAACGTCACCCCGGTCGGCGCTGATGCCACCGTCGTGCATGTTGCTTGCTATGGAGCACAATGACCGGGATCGGCGATTCAATCGAAAATCTCAATTGAATGCGCTGATGCGGCAAAGTATAGATTATGCCGCGTCGGATGGATCGTTTCCCATACGCGAACGAACCTGAAATGCGGCGTCAGGAATCTCCGCAGGTCAGCCGTATCCTTGAACTCGTATTCATGCAGGGCGTTGCCCTTGCGGCCGTCGGCAGCCTCCACGATCGTATAGCCGCTTAGGATGCCGTCTGGCGTGAGGCGGCTGACGATCTGCATCATGAGATTACCGATCTCAGTTTCGGTGAAATGCTCGATCGCGGCATCCCACACGATGTTGTCGAACCGGCCATCAGGTAAGCCGTCGCGGATATCACTAAGCAGATAGGTGATGTTCGGGGCGGCGTTGTAGCGCTTGGCGTGCGGGATGGCATCACGATCGAAATCCAGCGCGATGATGGATGATGCCGCCGAGGAATAGAAGTGACGGGTATTGAAACCGTCGCCGCAACAGATCTCCAACATCTTCGATTTCGGCTTTAGCAACATCCGCGAGAACACGCCGCGCTCGACCCAAAGCCCGTTGTTCTTCGCTGAAAATTGCCAGTGCTGGTCGAGGAAATGATCGAACCATTCGGGGCGCGGATGGAAGCCCCACTGCACGGCGAATTGAGCGAAATGCGTAAATCCTGAAACCTTCCGAACGAGGAAATTCAGGCTCTTTAATGCAGAGATCAGCAACCGTCGCATAAGCCTGTTTAGCACCGCAGCCAGCGTTCGATCAACCTTCGGTCACAGTTTTCCCAAGGAGCACCCATGCCCACCAACGCAGCGATAATCGCGGCGAACGCGCAGCGTTTTGCCCTTTCCCCGCTCAAAAATCAGGAGAGTTAACGATGAACTATTCACTGATGTGGCTGCCGCAGATATTGCGCGATGCCGGCATGGAAGTGCTCGAGCACGCCGGCTGGCAGAACCGCGGCCATGGCGACATGGGATCGGTGCTCGGCGTGCTCTGCCACCACACCTGCGGGCCGCTGCACGGCGATCTGCCCGACATCAACGTTCTGGTCGACGGCCGGCCGGACCTCGGCGGTCCGCTGTGCAACCTCGGACTCGGCCGCAGCGGCAAATATTACATGATCGCCGCCGGCAAGGGCTGGCACGCCGGACGCGGCAACTGGCAGGGCGTCACCGACGGCAACTCGCACCTGATCGGGATCGAGGCCGAAAACGCCGGCACCAACGATGCCCATGGTCACCCGACCGATCCGTGGCCCGACGTGCAGATGGACGCCTACCGGCGCGGCGTCGCCGCGATCTTGAAGCATGCCGGGGCCTCGCCCTCGATGTGCGCCGGCCACAAGGAATATGCGCTGCCCAAGGGGCGCAAGGACGATCCGAATTTCGACATGGCCGCGTTCCGCGCCGGCGTCGCCGCCATCATGGGCAGCGTCGCGAAGCCAAAGGCGGTCACCCATCAGGGCGTCGTCAATATCGATGGTCTCAACGTGCGCTCCAACGCCGGCGCGTCCTCCACCATCGTCGGCGTGCTCGCCAAGGGCACCAAGGTTGCGGTCGCCTCCGAGATCAATAACGGCCCCACCAAATGGCTGAAGATAGCCGAGGGCTATGTCGCCGCGCGTTACGTTGACGTGGTGGTGTGATGCAGGTTTCCGTCAACCAGCGCGAAATCTGGGCCTTCATGAAGGTCTATGCCGATCAACTGGCGGAATTGTTTCAGCCGCAAAATTGCGTGCCGAACAGCATGGTCAACGGTCCGCTGCAGCGCCTCAACGACTTCGCCAAATTATTCGATTACGCGACGGCGCTGGCGGAAATCCCCTCTTACAGAAAACTGGAGAAGCGCGACGTGGCAATCGACCTCACCCGGGATGAAGTCTTCAAGCTGATGCGCAGCGCCGCTCAAGAATTGGCGGCGGGACTGGAAACTCCATATCGCATCGATACCGGCGCGGCGATCAAGCGCCTCAACGAACTTCAAGCCGTCATGCCGCCATACGTGCGGCCGTCGAACAGCGACGAAGGCTGATATCGCGCAACTGCTTGGAAGGAAAGGTTGGCCCGTGATGGCGGAAGCCTGCAAAGACCCCTGGTGGTCCTATCTCGTCGTCGGCGCGCTCATCGCCCCGATCATCGCCGGTCCCGTGCTGGCCTACTGGTTCGATAATTCGAGCTGGTTGGCGTTGTGCGGCTTCATCATCCTTTTTCTATCGTAATGCGCCGTCTCATCGCGCTGCTTTTCGGCCGCTGTGCTGCCCATGGCCGCCGGTTTTGTCGGGGCCGCATGAAGGGCGTGCTTTGGATCGAGATCAAGCTGCGGCTCTACGCGATGACGCTTTCAATTGTGGGGCCGCCTCTCGCTGAAAAGATTTGGCGAGTGAAACACTAAACCGCCGCGCGACGGCATCGCGTTAATCACCACCATTGGAGAAAGTAAAATGACAGGCGAACAGGTCTGGGGTGTCGTGCGTACCATTCTGGCCGCGATCGGCGGCTGGGCGGTGACCAAGGGTTATGTGTCCACCGATCTTCTGACCGCCATCCTCGGCGGCGCCGGCACGATCTTCGTTGCCGTATGGTCGGTGATCGCCAAGAAGCCCGCCGCCTGATGGCAACCGCCCTGGCGGTCCTGCAGATCGTCGCGGCGCTCGCCGGACTTCTGCGCCAGTTTCTTAACCTGAAACAAAGCGCAGATGACCGGCAGGCGGGGCGGGACGAAACGGCGAGCAAGGTCAATGCCGAAACCGTGGAGACAAAAGATGCGATGGACAATGTTGCTCGCCCTTCCGATGACGCTGTTGCTGACGGCCTGCGAACCGGGAAGTTCTGAGGTCGTCGTCAAGATCGTTTGCGCACGCATCGTCGAATACGACGCCAAGACGCAAGACCGCGCCCTGGCGGAATACAGCGCTCTCCCGGCCGGATCCGCGCTGCGGTTGTTCATCGGCGACTACAAGCAATTGCGCGACCAGATCAGGGTCTGCCGGGAGCGATCCGCTCCAGCTAAACATTGAGCGGGGGAATCGCTGGAATGACTGATGTCGTCACATGGGGAGCCGTGGCCATTGCGATCGGCTCGCTGCTCTCCATCCTGAAGTTCTATGGATCAGCCTCCGACCGCATCGCCAAGACCGAGGCATCCGCCAAGAGTGCGAGCGAGACTGCGCAGGAAGCCAAGAAAGACGCGCATGAAGCGTCTGAAAAATTGGCCATCCTCGCGGCGTCGTTCTCGCTCTATCGCGAACAGATCGCCCGGGAATACATTCACCGCGAAGTCATGCGGGAAGTCGAAGAGCGTTTGACGCAAGCGATCGACCGGCTCGGCGACCGGCTGGACCGCGTGCTCGAGCGCTCCGAGCGCGAACACAAAAACTAACCAGAAAGCATCAGGCATGAAAACCCGCCTTTTACTGGCGGCGCTGGCATTCGCCGGCGCTGCGAGCGTTGCCCATGCCGACAACAACCCGTTTTCCGGCGCCCGCTCGATCGAGGTGACGATGACCCGCGAGCCGGATCCGGAAACCTGCGAGGCCTCGCAATACGGCGTCGGCGACGGCTATCAGGGCCGGCGCACGGCATCGGGCGCGATCTTCAACACCTATGCGACGTCGCCCTACACGGTGGCGCACCGGACCCGGCCGTTCGGCTCGGTCGTGACCGTGACCAATCTGAAAAACGGCAAATCGATCCGCGCCAAGGTAACCGACCGCGGGCCGTACGTAGCGGGCCGCTGCGTCGATCTCGGAAGGGCAGCGGCGAATGCGCTCGGCATGGGCGGCACCGCGCGAGTGAGCGTGCAGTGAGGCAGTGGCTCGCCTCGCTGGCGGTCACGCTGATCGCGGTCGGGGCGATCGTGCTGATGGTGGGCGTGCGCGAATGGCGGCTGTGGCAAAAGGAGAAGCGGAAGTGACCAACATCTACAGCATCCTGATCGCGCTTGCCGTGCTCGTCACCTGCGGGCCTCTCGCGATGTACTTAGCCGATAAGGCGGGCATTCCCGACTACGGCTGCAACCCGGATCAAAAACCGGGCTGGACGGTGCTTTACATTCTCGCGCTGCTGCCGGCGTCTCTGGCGTTCGGGTTTCTGGCGCTGATGGCGCTGGTCGGTTTCGCCAGCGGCGCGATTGCCCACGACCACGCCCGTCCCGATCTCGACGCCTGGTTCAACCGCCTCGCCAGCGGCAAGGGTCTGTGCTGTTCGCTGGCGGATGGTGAAGCCGTCGCGGATCCCGATTGGGAATCAAAGAACGGGCATCACCGCGTTCGCCTCGGCGTCGAATGGATCGACGTTCCCGACGATGCCGTGATCACCGAGCCGAACCGGGCGGGGCGCACCATGGTGTGGCCGCTCAAGGGTTATCTCGGCACCACAATCCGCTGTTTCATGCCGGGCAGCATGACGTGAGCAAGCTGCCTGTTCGCATCAAGGAGCGCCGCAAGAAGTTTTGCTATGTCGGCGTGCCGGCGGTCTTCAAACTCGCACAGGCCTGTTGGCAGATCAACCAGGCGTGGAGTCATTTGGACGGTTTCGGTTGTTACCTGGTCGGCTCCTGTCTTGAGCGGCCGGACTTTCGCGACGTCGATGTCCGCATGCTGCTCAAGGATGACGTTTTCCAACGCGAATTCCCCGATGTCGCATCCATCGACTACGCGACTTGGGAACATGATCCGAAGTGGCTGATCCTCACGGTCGCTATTTCCGAGTGGCTGCGCGCCCAAACCGGGCTGCTGATCGACTTTCAGTTCCAGCCGCAAAGCTTCGCCAACAAGCGTCATGGCGGCGCGCGTCATGCGATCGGGATGAGCTACGTCTCCAGAAGGAGCGACAATGAAACGGACTGATCTCAGCGAAGAAAAGAAACGCGCCATAGCCGATGCGCGATCCTCGATGAGCAGGCTGCGGTCGCGTCCATTGGTCGGACATGGCGACAGCGTAGCCACCGAAGCTGCGAACGCGATTGAGCTTCTCATCCATGAATTCAGCCAGGAAAACACAGGACTAGAAAACCCAATGCCATTGAGCGAGCGAGAGATCGGTTTCAACGAGGCCATTGATGCCGTCGCCAAATATCACGGCGACAAATCGGAAGGCTATTACAAAGCGCTACGGCTGATCGCGGATGGAACATTTCAGGCGCGGCTGTTGAGCGAGAGCGGATTCCGGCATCGCGAGATGGCCAATGAAATTTACGGCATGCGCAAGCGCACCGCCGAAGAGATCGCGGAAAATGATCGCATTGACGCGGAAATGGACCGACGGGGAGCATGACGTGACGACGGAGACGCTGAGCACGATCCTCGCCAAGGACGAAGCCGGCGAATTCCGGCTGTGGGCCTGCCGTGGCTTGGGCAAGGGTTGCGAACGCAACCGGTACCGGCGCCAGCAAAAGCCCTGCGAAGACTGCTTCGGTCCTCTCGACGAAAACATGACGCTTGGCCAGGTCGCGGATCTGCTCAAGCGGGGCGATGCGTAACCCTGAGTCCGCCACCGGACGGCTTCCGGCTTCTACTGTCAGAGGAGATTGGCCATGGCCATTCGCTGTAAGATGCGTCTCGACAATGTGTTTCGCCAGCAATGGGGAGGCATCAAGGCCTTCTTCAGCTGCACCTACGATCAGAAGCTCGCCGACGAGGATGTGGGGTTCCAGAAGGCCACGCCGAGCGGCAATGCGGAGTATGTGATCGACAATCCCAAGGCTGCCGAACAGCTGGAGATCGGCGCTTACTATTACGTCGACTTCCATCCCGTGCCGAAGCCGGAGCCCGCAGCAGCGGCGACGTAAGCAAGAAACGCAAGGCTAGAAAACACCGCCGGTTGGTCCCTCCCGGTTGACGGCGGTGGGCCTCGCGCGAAGCGATCCGGAACCATCTCCTCGCGCGGGGGAGCCCGCAAGGCATGTCCCGCCTTGCGGGCTTTTTTGTTTCCCGCCCGGCGTGGCGGGGGCCGAAGTGCTTGAACACTTCGAACCACGGGTCAGAGTTTCAACCAGGCCCGCCCGACGTCGAAAGCGCTCATCGTCAGCCCGCCGGCCGTCACGGTACGGATCCAAGGGTTGCCAATTCGTTGAGCTGCACAAAAATGACTGACGAAAGCTTTCGGGCGGTGACGCCCATCCGGCCCGCCGCGGCTTACATCGGCGGCAAGCGCAGGCTTGGCGAGCAGCTCGCCAGGCGCATCGAGGCCGTCGAGCACGATACGTATGCCGAACCGTTTGTCGGCATGGGCGGGGTGTTCTTCCGCCGTCGCTGGGCTGCCAAGCGCGAGGTGATCAACGACATCTCGCGCGACGTCGCCACGCTGTTTCGGATATTGCAGCGGCATTATCCGCAGTTCATGGAAACGCTTAAATTCCAGATCGCCTCGCGGCGCGAGTTCGAGCGCCTGTTGGCGTCCGATCCGGACACGCTGACGGATCTGGAACGGGCAGGGCGCTTTCTCTACCTTCAGCGCCTGGCATTCGGCGGCAAAGTGGCCGGGCGAAGTTTCGGCGTCGACAGCAACGGCCCCTCGCGGTTCGATGTGACAAAACTCGGGCCGCTGCTCGACGAGATCCACGATCGCCTCGCCGGCGTCGTGATCGAATGTCTGCCATGGGCGGACTTTGTCGAGCGCTACGATTCCCCCAAAACGTTGTTCTATCTCGATCCGCCATATTGGGGATTGGAAACCGACTACGGGGCCGGCGTCTTCACGCGCGCCGATTTCCTCCGCCTGGCGATCCGGCTGTCGTCGATCGCGGGTAGGTTCCTGCTGTCGGTCAACGATGTGCCGGAAACCCGGCAGGCCTTCGCGCGGTTTGGCATCGAAAGCGTGGCGACGCGCTACACCATTGCTGGCGGCAAATGGTCCGACGTCGCCGAGATCATCGTCACCGGACCGTCGCCGCACGAAGCGATGCCGCCGGCGCGGGACCTGCTGTCGCTTTGAGGACCCCGTCGTCGGCGGCGCGAAGTTTGTCCCGCCTCGCGGGCTTTTTATTGTCGCGGCGCCGGCGGCGGGCCTTGCTCGATGTCGACGTCGCCGTCGTGGATATGTTCGAACACCTGGGCGAGCTCGCGCATGTCGAACCACTGCCCGCAGCCGGGGCATTTCATGTGATGATCAGCCTCGGTCTGCGAGATGCCGTCGGCGTCCCGGCCGGGTTTCATGAGAACGTATCCTTGACCCTGTGCATCGCGGGATGCTGCCGGTTCTTGACCTTGACCCAATGATCGCAGCGGCCGGCGCGGTACTGCCGATCGGCGCGCTTGGACACCAGCCCCTCGAGGCCAAGGCCGCAGGCGGCGCGGAACAGGTCCGGCCCGATCTCGCCTTGCTCGAACGGTGCCACGAAGATGCCATCGCTGCGCCGCGCCAGCAGCCGCGCGAGATTTGTCTTTCGCATCGACAGCGGCAGTTTCCGCATATCGTTGCCGTCGCCGGCCAGCATGTCGAAGGCGTAGAGCTGCACCTCGGCATCGGCCTTGCGCGAGTGCAGGGCATTGAAGTCCGAGACGCCGTCGACGCCGAGCACCACGGCCTCGCCGTCGATGACGAACTGCGTCTGGCGGATTTTCAGCGCGGTCTCGACGATCCACGGAAAGCGCTGTGTCCAGTCGTGGCCGCCGCGCGTGATCAGCCGCACGCGGTCACCTTCCCGCACCACCAACAGGCGGTAGCCGTCATATTTGACTTCGTGAATCCAGTCCGCGCCCGATGGAACCTGTTTCCCTGACGTGGGCAGGCATGGCTCAAATGATGGTTTTGGCATGCCGTTTAGATAGGATTTGCCGCCGAAATTGCGAATCGTCAGCGGGCGCGCTGGCGCCTTGCCGGCGCCGCCGGATCCGGCACATCGCGCGGGCGCAGCGCCACCAGGTCGGGCCGCGCCTTGTTGCGCTCGTCCCGGCACGCCTGGCAGCGCAGCGCCTTGGAAAGCGTGTGGACGCCGCGTTCGCGCGGCCAGATCACTTCCGTCAAATCCACCAGGCTTTCGTGGCCGCAGCGGCGGCAGCGCACCTCGAGCAATTCGCGCCCCGCGGCGATGGCCTCGGCGATCGTCGGGGAGGGCGCCGCATCGCCGCCGATGAACTGCCGCACGTTCCACTCCTCGCAGGCGAGGCGATGGGCGGCGGCATAGGCCTCCGCGACCCGGCCGGGCAGCGATGCGTGCGCCTGTTCGGCCAGGCGCAGCTCGCGGACAAAGTGGCGGCGATCGCGGCCGGACATCGGCAGCTGGATGATGCGCGGGGACATGGGGCTTATATAAAGGCCCATGTCCTGGGTCCCGCAATGGGCATATGGAACGGACCTGGCATTAGGCCGTCATTGAAGCGGCTAGTAGGGAATTTTGGCAGCTTCGGAAGTTTGTCCGATCAAATGGACTTGGCGCGCTTCACCATCGATCACGTCGCCGACGTGAGAATAGCGGCGGGCCATGTTCGTTTCACTTTCACCGACCTTGGTCCACGGCTCCCCCCTCGATCCGTCATCGTTTAGAAATCCAAGCGGTTCCTGGACGCAGACGACAGTGATGATGTCAGGCGCATAGCCGCCCTCCCAATCGGCTTCCGTTACGCGATGGATGTCAGTGCCATCGCGGGTGACGAGGTCGCCGACCCTGAAGTGTCCGTCCTGGTGTCGCTCAATCTTGGTCATATCGCGGCTTCGTCATGCATTTTGAGGGAAAATAACGCGAACGGAGCGAAAACGCACTGTGCCGGGTTTTGTGCCGGGGGAAACCGCTTCTATCGGCGGCAACTGCGGTAACTGCGGCAAGGTTCCATGCGGCCACAAATGCTAGAAGTGCCCGAAAACATTGATTGGCGGAGCCGGAGGGATTCGAACCCTCGATAGGGCTTTACAACCCTATAACGGTTTAGCAAACCGCCGCCTTCAGCCACTCGGCCACAGCTCCGTTA